TGAGGTAAAGAACGATAAAGCCCTTCACTCATACAAGTCAGCTAACTCGTATAATCTCAATACGAAAATCATCAAGACCAAAGCCCTTGTTGCTCTCCCCGACCATGAACTGAATGCTATCTTTTTAAAGCCTAATATCCTTCAGGGGTGGGCTGAGTTCATCGAGCAGGTGGTAGGGTTCAAACTGGTTACGGGGAATAGTTATATCCACATGATAGGGCCGTCTGCGGGGCTGAATAAAGGATCAATAAGGGAGATGTGGAATATTCCCTCACAGATAATACGTCCCATCGCAGGGGATCGCATGGAGCCTATACGGGGGTATAAATACCTCACCTCAGATACCATACTCCCTTATGAGCAGGTCATTCATCTGAAGTACTGGACACCGGAATATTTCAACGGACAGAACCTTGTCGGGCTGTCACCTCTGAGGGCCTCATTAAGACTTGTCACAAAGAGTAATGCTTCCTTTGATAGTTCAGTAGGTGCCTTGCAGAACCAGGGTGCCTTTGGGATCATATCGGCAGAGAAAGATACAGCATTAACAGATGAACAGGCCGACATGATAGAGAGCCGTCTCAGGGAGAAGGTAGGGGGACCGGCTAACAGGGGAAAGAACATTGTAACATCTGCGACTCTGAAATGGCAACAGATGGGTATGTCACCCGTGGATCTGAACATCATCGAGAGCGACAGAATGGATTTAAGGGCATTGTGTAATATCTATCATGTACCCTCGGAACTGTTCAATGACGCTGCAAATAAAACTTACTCGAACACGAAAGAGGCAGGGAGTGCGGTATATACCAACGCAGTATTACCGGCCTTAAATCAATTCAGGGATGCCTTGAATCAGTTTATCGCAATGAAATATCCGGGGCTGTATGCTGACTATGACGCTTCGATGATTTCTGAGTTACAGGATGACTTACAGATGATGGCAACCGCATTATCTTCCATCTATTTTTTGACTCTTAATGAAAAGCGTGATTTACTTGGATTCTCAGCTGATGAAACCAATCCGATGATGAACGAATACTGGGTGCCGTCGGGCTTGATGCCAATGTCTCAAAGCATGGTAACGGATGCACAACTGGAAGAAGAAGAAAAGAAATTAGGACTGTGACAACTGCTACATATATACGGAATAACAGGGCTATTTGGAGAGCCATACAACGGAGGCGGGACAGCTATGAAAGTAAGTTCGCCTCCCTGTTCCGTATTACTCTAAATAGACAGTTCAGGGAATTAGCGGAAAAGATCAATGAGCAGAATTACAACAGTAGGTTATTACTTGACACAATAACCCCTGATGCTATAAGCAAGCGTTATGAACAGCTTTATACCCTTGTCGGGGCTGACTTCGCACGGGAACAGTACAATAGGCTTAAGGGCTTTGATCCTGACCTATTGACCAAGGAAGAGGACACATGGTATAACTATCTGAGGCACTATGTCAAAAATCGCCTTTGGAAACGTATTGAATCCGTTAACAATACTTCTGTCGAGACAGCAGGGCGTATCATCAACGGGGTGCTTGAACAGTCAGTTACCGAGGGGTTAGGTGCTTACGAGACAGCGACAAGGATAAAGAGGGGGCTGATAGATCAGGGAATACAGTACAATCAATGGCGGGCGTTAAGGATTGCCCGGACTGAGATAATGACAGCCTCTAATCTTGGCAGTATGGAGGGGGCGAAGGCAACGGGTGAGGCACTACAGAAATATTGGATTCCCACGTTCGATTCTCGGAGCCGGGATACTCACATGGCAGTCGAGGCACAGAATCCGAAAATGATGAATGAGACTTTTCAGGTAGGTATGTATAATATGCAGCATCCCGGTGATCCGGCAGGCGGAGCCGAGGAAACAGTGAACTGTCGTTGCGCACTGAGTTTTGGTGTAATTGGATGGTAAAGAAATAAAGATATGGAAAACTATTATCTGACAAAGAATGTACTGGACGGGGCGATCAAGGATGTGGACGTTCAAACGGGAATTATAACCGGCTATTTCTCTGTCTTTAATGTTCTTGATAGTGACGGGGATGTAGTATTACCCGGTGCATTCAAAAAGACTATACGGGAAAATGGCCCTGATAGCTCGAAGCCCCGCATCCTCCACTTGTATATGCACGACCCATCGAAGATACTTGCCAAACCTAAAATTCTGAAAGAGGACAAGCATGGATTATATTTTGAATCGAAGATCTCAGAAACCTCACTCGGCAAGGATGTTCTTCAGCTTTACCGGGATAAGGTATTAACAGAACACTCCATAGGCTATCAGATAGTCAAAAGGGAAGTGGATGAAAGCGGAAAAGAGAGGATTCAGAAGCTTGTTGAACTGAAGCTATGGGAGGGTTCTACAGTAGGATGGGGAGCCAATATGGAGGCCCTTGTATCAACTGTCAAAACCGAAGGAAGTAAAGGAAAAACATTTAATAACATAATTGAAAAGATCAAAGCCCTCGAATCGGCTGTCAAAGGTACTTATACCGATGACACCGCACGGGAGCTTGAGATACAACTGAACCAATTGAAGCAATTAGTCATTGACTCACTTATGGAGCCGGATTCTTCCACTCAAAAGCCGATTGATGTAAAATTCACAATTGACGGGCAATTGCTTGCGAACATTTTTAAATCAAAAATTAAAATTTAATGGAAGAACTGGAAAAATTCAAAAAGGAACTTGACGATCTCGGATCGCAGATCGACAAGAAGCTGGAAGCTCATTCTAAGAAGTGGGCTGATTACAGCAAAGAGGTAAAGGATGCTGTCATGGCAGAACTGAAACCTGACATGGATAAGCACAATGCAATGGCTGACAAATTCCTGAAGATACAGGAACAGCTTGATAACATCGACACGAAGATACAGCGTCTGCCTTTCGGCTCAAAAGAAGCCAAAAAGGGATTCGCCGACAGCGTGAAAGAGGTACTTGTACACCTGAAGGAAAAGGGTAACGGCTCTATCAGGAGTTACCTGCAGGAGAAGGGCCGTACGGGTGAGATTGAACTGAAGACGGTTGACGACATGACACAGGCCAACTCTTTCGAGAGTACTGCTGTCGTGCAGGCCCAGCACGTCCCCGGTATCAAGTTTGACCCGGATACTACTTTCAGGGTACGTGATCTGATCGCCCCTGGAACGACTAACTCCAACAGTATTGAGTATGTTGTTGAACACGCTCTTACTGATTCTACAGATGTAACCGAGGAGGGTAAGGAGTACAAGCAGAGTGACTTTGACCTGAAGCTTGCAACCGCAACTGTAAGGAAGATCACCGCTTACATAATCGTTTCAGAGGAAATGCTTGAAGACGTTGAAGGGCTTAATTCTTACATCTCTCTGAGACTTCCGAGCAAACTGAAGCTGAAAGAGAACTATCAGCTCCTTTATGGTGACGGTCAGGGCTTTAACCTGTCAGGTCTTACCGCTAACGCTACTGCTTACACCGATGAACTGGCTGATGGCGACATCACTGAGATTGATGTTCTGGTATCTGCCATGAAGCAGGTAAGGACTTCGGAGTACAACCCGACATTTGCCCTTATCCACCCGACTGATGCCCTCAAGATCAAGTTGGCAAAGGATGATAATGGCAATTACCTCCAGCCCTGGATCTTCATGGGTAACGGTGACATATCGCTTGACGGTGTGAGGATAATCGTTTCTTCAGCTATCACAGCAGGTGACTTCCTTGTTGGTGACGGTGGTGCTGCTCAGGTTTTTGACCGCAGGCAGATGACACTTGAGATGACAAATACCAATGAGGACAACTTCATAAAAGGTATGGTTACTGTCAGGATCAGCGAAAGACTTACTGTGGCTGTTTATCGTCCGAAAGGATTCATCTACGGGACATTCGCTGCTGCTCTGGCTAACGGATCAGCATAACATTATAGGGGGGTGAGCTTCCCCCCTTTATTTTCTTTCTTATGATTGATTTTAATGTGTGTGTAATCGGATTGAAAGCTCGTAAAGACAGATGGGCAAGATGCAAAGAGATATTGCAGGGAAAAGTTGAAAGGGTTACACATTACACGACGGTACAGAACCACGAAGACAGCTATAAAGGTTATATGACCGATTGGCTGAAGATGTTGAAAATGTTTCAGGGCGAACCCCTGATGTTCTTTGAAGATGATTTTGAGTTTACGGATGAATTTGACGAGGTGTTTCCAAAGGCTGTCGCAGAGTTACCGCAGAGTTATGACCTGCTGTACCTGGGGGCTAACCTGCAAGCACCTATCGCCCGGCACAGTGAACACCTTGCAAGGGTTAACGGGGCATGGCTGATGCACGCCACGTTACTGAGTGCTAAGTTCATTGATTTTATTATTGAGAACTACCCTAATTCGAATATAAGGATAGCGGACGAATGGTACCGCAGGATCGCACCTCACCGGGAGTTTTATATGACTATGCCGATGATTAGTTACCAAAGAAAGGATTACAGTGATTTTGTCGGGAGGTATGTTTATTACGACATATTTTCGAATAAATATTATAAAAGAGCTTATGAAAGTTTTGAATCTGATACACGCTTACCCGCCACTGCACCACGCAGGGGCTGAATGGATGGTACACGAGATGAATAAGTATCTCGTGGATCAGGGCCACAGCGTTGATGTTTTGCTTCCGATTACCGGGATTAAAGATTATGAGTTTGAGGGTGTGAATGTAAAAGGCGACTTCTATCCCGGTAACAGGGAGTTTGTTAAGAACGCTGATATTATCATTTCACACCTTGACAGGGCGGGGAAGGCTTTTAACCTGTGTGAGCTTTACAAGAAGCCTTTCGTTTTTGTGGTTCACAACACGAACCCGATGAATATTCTAAAGTACAAACCCCAGGTCAGGCGGTATGTAGTTTATAATTCAGAGTACACGAAGAAAGATATGAATTATCCCTGTCCGGGTGTGGTGGTTCATCCGCCAATAGATGGGAAACGGTACAAAGTAGGTAAGCGAGGCTCTAAGCTCACCCTTGTTAACCTCTTTCACCGCAAAGGGACTGCAACTTTTCAGCAGGTGGCGAGAATGATGCCGGACAGGGATTTTTTAGGTGTCGAGGGTGGTTATGGCAAACAGGAGAAAGAGGCCATTAAAAACGTGACTTATATGGATAACACCCCGGACATGAAGAAAGTCTACTCCCAGACAAGGATCTTATTGATGCCTTCCCTTTACGAGAGCTACGGGCGGACGGCTGTTGAGGCTTTAGTTTCAGGCATTCCGGTTATCGCTGCCCCTACTCCGGGACTAAAGGAGAGCTTAGGTGAGGCGGGAATCTTCTGTAATGCGGATAAACCTGCAGAATGGGTCGAGGCTATTAAGAAACTGGATGACCCGGAGGTTTATAAAGAGCAGAGTAAGAAATGTACCGAAAGGTTTAAGGCTATCGAAGCGGAGAGAGTTAAAGAACTGAAAGGGTTTGAAGATTTTCTGTTTGACATA